GTGCTACTCGCACTTTTAAGAAGCTCAAACAAACTTATGCAGGCAAAGGTTTCAGTGCCAAGCACACTTTTGGAAAGAAAGACGAATTCCGGTTGGGAATTACTAATTCCGCTAACTGGGGTGAAGTCTGGGGTCATCTCGACTCCGAACGTCACGTAGAGATATGGGCCACTTTAAAATGGCGCACTCCCTATTTGCCGTCTTCGTTATCTGACGATTCCTTACAAAGTCGCGCCGAACTATTAACTCGCGGCCTGTTTTTGTCTCCCAAACAAGTTTGGGATGCATTACCATGGTCGTGGTTTATAGATTGGTTCGTCAATGTTGGAGACTTCATCGGTGCGAATCAAAATGTCATGGACATTTATCACACTGATGAGTGGCTACATACCCTTATCGAAGGGACTGATCATGTAGTCGTCGATAGCGTCCACTTGCCTTCCTGGTGGGGAGTTGACCAATCTGGTAAACTTCCTACAGGACCTCGTGGTTCCAATACGGTTCAACATTACAGACGTAATCTTGCTCCGCCGTGCACCTTGCAAGCTGGCACTAACTATTTAAGTGATGGCCAGCTTTCAACTGCTGCTGCTCTCGTCGGTCAACGTGGCCTACGAGTTTAGCACGACTGTCCCAATGGTAATCCTTCCATTGGATCAACCGAGGAAGAACGATGACTACACTCACTGTCAAGGACCTTGCTAACTCAAATTTGAGTTTGCTGAAGATTAACCAGGATGCTTATTCTGGTGAATACTTCAAACGCGTCAGTAATACTGAATATCGCGTCAAGGTGCGTCACACCACGGAAAAGGTTACGGCTGGTTCGCGTCCAATGGCTCGACATAATGTCGACTTCACTGTCACGCAGTTTCAGACCGATTCAACTCCGCCGAAGGTCAGACAAGCATATTTTGTGCTTCGTCAGCCCATCAGCGAAGATGATACTTCCTTTACCACATTTTCAAAGAATCTTGCTCTCTTCCTTACGGATGGGAACATCTCTTCTTTGATTGGTTGGGACACGGACATCGTCGGCGTCGTATAACGCTGCCAACTTTGTTTTCCTCAGAGTGGGTGTAGCGTAGGTCATCCCATCCTCATAGGAGAATGTAATGACTAATTGCTACGTACCGTTCTTTTTGGGTCTCTACGACTCTATCCTAGCGGATATAGTCTGCCAGTACCCAGACCTTGCTGTTGAATTGGAGCGTGACAAACGTCGCCTCCATAACAACGCACCAAAACGTGGAGAAAGAGTATTCACTCTCGATCTCCCGGCGATCGGAAAATGGTTCGAATCATGTTTAGAACATGGTTCGATCATATCCGTCGGACATCTTTACGAAACCGCTCTTCCTTTGAACGGTCTTCGTAGAGAATCAGTATATCCCCGACTTTTCGGGGGGATGCTGATGCTTGTCTTTGGTAGCAATGGTCGTCTTCTTGATGACCCTGACGTTAACGCTATTCTATTCCTTCGACAGCTGTATAATGCAGCCAAGAAGGTAGAATTGCAGTGTTCAGATACTTCCAAATATTTGGCAGTAACTGAGTTCGTCAAAATCGAGGAACAGATGAGATCACCAACCCACTACTGGCTTGGCGATTTCCTTATCGAACAAGGTGATGTCCATCTTTGTGATGGGCTCTCCACTCGACATGTGTTTCCATACTTGGAAACAATCTTTAACCACGATGCTCCTGAGAAGCTTAGACCCTATCTACATTATATTCAGCAATATGCTGATTACATAATGTCTAAGATGGGAGTCTATAACCCTCATGAGTGGCCATCAAGACACGGACCTGGTTCAGTTTCTGATGCCAAAGCAGGAGATAAGTTCATATTTCCTACTTGGTCCAGTAAACTGGAGTCAGTATTCCCTTCGTCAGACTTTGCTTTTGCAAACTATGGCGAATGGGCAGAGTGGCTCGAAGGTGATCATGATGCAAAAGGATTAATTGCAAATGAACATCCTTCGAAGCTTATCTGCGTACCAAAGACACAGAAGGGTCCGAGGCTCATCGCCTCGGAATCGACTTCTCATCAATGGTGCCAACAGTCGATTAGAGATTACCTCGAGTCTTCTGTTGCTCATACTGATCTTAGGGGTTCTGTTTCTTTCAGGACCCAGAAGTTCAATAGGGATGCTGCGCTCGCTGCTTCGGTCGACCGATCGTCGGCGACGATAGATTTATCGTCTGCCTCCGATAGGCTCTCCCTATGGCTAGTGGAACGTATGTTTCGTGCTAATCCTAGCACGCTAGCTGCGCTTCACTCAGCCAGAACCCGTTGGCTTATCAACAATGTTGATAAGAAGAACCCTAAGTTTATCAAACTTAAGAAGTTCGCCACGCAAGGTTCAGCAGTAACCTTTCCC